CACGACAGGCTGACAAATTACTATGAGCCGCAGGCCGGAGCGCCTGCGTTTTATTTTAGGCTTGCCAGCATTGAGGCATCAGACCAGACGAACACAGTAGCGTGGATGAACGGCACCATAGCATGTCACGTCTTCGCCCCAACAGCGGAGGCACGGCTGCAGTGGATCAGATACCTGATAGACACGCTGGCACTAAGCGGAGAAGTCACGATGCTGGACACCTCCCCCATGACAATACGGAAACTTTCGGCGGACGCCGGACTGGACCCATTGTCGCAAGGGCAGATCAGGATACAGATGCGCTTCGGCATCCTTCGGCGCGCCATCGTCGCCCCGCTGATTAACGTCAGCATACAGGACACCGAGGCAGACCCAACACCCAAGCACCTATATGTGGAGGCGGACACAACAATTCAAGCGGAACCGCTTACGCAGAGCTTCGACGTCAAATCAAAGCTGTGCGGCAAAGAACCGCTATAACAAGAAAGGAGCATACGCATGGCAGACAAAATCAAAAAGCCGGACGAGGAAGTCATCGTAACCCCCGCTGCAGAAGCGGAACCGGAATACACCGTCGCCGAGCTTGCTGCCAACAGCAAGGCGGTATTCGGCGTTATGCCGGAATGCGTAATTGCAGCCTTCCGCGTGGCGGGACTTGAAAAAGCCACAAAACAGGCTGCAGAGAAAATCATCAGCACATTCATGAAGAAGGAGGTCAAATAACATGTCTGGAACATTTGTAGTGGGCGAAACCAAAATTCGCCCGGGCGTTTATACCAGATACGAGAACGCTGGCGGCGTCGAAATCGCTGGCGCCGCAAACGGTATAGGCGCAGCAGTTATTAGAGCCAACTGGGGACCGCTGAATCAAATCAAGTGGATCGAAAGTCCTGTAGAAGCAGCTGCAGCCTTCGGCTCGCCCGGCACCGGATACACGGTTAACATCGTGGACGAGATGCTGACAGGCGGGGCCTCCAAGGTAGCTGTCGTCAGAGCAGGAACCGGAGGAACCGCAGCAACCATCACCCTGAAGGACACCGCAACAACACCGGTCAACGTGGTCACCATCACCGCAAAATATCCCGGAGCAAGACCGTTCTCGGTAACAATCAGAGACAGCCTCGCAGACGCCAACAAGCGCGAATGCATCATCTACAGCGGTACATCGGAATTCGAGAAGGTCACATTTGCCAAAGGAGCAACCGGAGACGGAGAACCCGCAGCCCTTGTCGCAGCGCTCGCGAACAGCGCAAACTTCACAGCAACCAAAGTCGCCGACGGAACAAAGGCCCTCGCAGCAGTATCGAGTACGGCATTTACAGCCGGAACGGACCCGACCGTTTCCACCACAGAATACAGTGCAGCGCTTAACGTGCTCGAGGCCGCATCTTGGAACGTTTTGATCGTCGACACTTCGGACACAGCCGTACACGCTCTGGTAGCCGCATTTATTGACAGGATATACGAAGCCGGAAGCAACTGCATGGCTGTAATCGGAGAGCCGAAAACCGTCACGCTGACAACCAGAATGCAGCACGCTGCAGCCTTCAATGACGAGAAGATCATATTCCCGCTTAACAGCGCATACGACGCAAGCGGAACCCTGTACGACGGGTACCTGCTCGCAGCTCGCATCGGAGGCATGGTAGCCGCAGTACCGTCCAATCAGAGCTTGACACACGAAGTCGTGAGCGGCATGGTAAGCCTTGCAGAACCGCTGACAAACACCGAAATCGAGACAGCGCTGCAGAGCGGATGCCTTGTTTTGAGTACCAACACATCCGGACAGATCTGGATCGAGCAGGGCATCAACACACTGGTAACCCCGAGCGGCAATCAGGACGCAGGCTGGAAGAAAATCCGCCGCGTAAAGACCCGTTTCGAGCTTATCGACAGAGTCAACGATACCGTCGCCCCGCTGATCGGCAAGGTCAACAACGACAGCGACGGACGCGCAGCCATCATCGCCGGAGCCAACGGAGTCATCAAGAGGATGATCGGCGAGAAGAAGCTGCTAAGCGGAAACTGCATGGAGGACCCGTCGAACCCTGCTGCAGGAGACAGCGCATGGTTTATCATCGCGGTAGACGACATCGACAGCATCGAGCGTGCATACCTGACCTTCAGGTTCAGGTTCAGCGCTGACGAATAAGGAAGGAGGAAGCGAACATGTTTAATAACAGAGGACCGATAGACACCCGCAAGGCGCTCACCGGTAAAGACGGCGCGCTTTTCAATTCAGCGGGAACAATGCTGGCTTCGGTTGAAACCTTTCAGACCCAAGTCAATGTCTCGAACGCGAAGTACCAGCCGCTCGGAGACGCGCAGGAGCATGAAGTTTTTCAGTCGTATGGCGTCACTCTCACATTCACGGAGATCGTCATCGAGGACGAAACCTTCATCAAGGAGCTGTTCGAGGCTTTCTCGACCGGAGTCATGCCCGAATGGAGCTTCCAAGGCGTGGTACAGGGACGAAACGGAAGCCAGCAGCGCATGGTATACAGAGGCGTCGTGCCGAGCGGTACCATCGACCTGCAGAACCTCTCCGTGGGCGACATCATCAAGAGAGCATGGAGCCTGTACGTCAACGACCCGCCTGAGCTTCAGAGCCTACTCAGGGCCTAAAAGCAAGCGGAACACCGTAACAATATAGCCCGCGCCGGAAAAGACACCGGTGCGGGCTTAATTTTTGATTTTTGATAGGAGGAAATCGAAATGGCAGATACCGAGAAAACCAAAAAGACTGGCATTCAGGACGCAGACCTGACCGAAGAAGAAGCAAAAGCCCAGCTTCGCACATACGAAGGCGACATTTTGAAAGGGCTTCTTGCTGCTGCAGACTTCCGGGACGACGAAGACAACGTGGTACCCATCGAGATAGCGAGGAATGGCGTGGTACTCTTCACCTTCCGCATCAGACCCCTGTCGGAGGAAGAATACAACCTCTGCAAGGAGAAGAACACCAAGTACGTCCGCAACAAGCAGCTGGGAATTAAATTCCCGGAAGACACCAACGCAACCAGATACCGCAGCCAGCTCATCTACGAGGCAACCGTAGAGGAAGACCGCGCGAAGATATGGGATAACAAGGAAGCATGGAGGGCGCCGAAGATCAACGTGACCAACGGCATCGACATGATCGACAAGGTCCTCCGCGCCGGAGAAAAGGACGCGGTACTGAATAAGATCGACGAAATCAGCGGCTACAGCTCCACATTGGAGGAAGTAGCAAAAAACTCATAGAAGCAGGCGGACTGGCGACCGTCCTGCATCATATTTTTCAAAAAACCGGCTTAACCCCGGATGAAGTAATGAGCAAACCGCCAGGAGTTAGAGCGTTCATGTTCGCATCTACCCGGATAGCAATAGAACACAATCATCAACCAGAAGACGTATAGATTTTCCTATTAACTGAGAAAACACGACACCCATTCTACTTTTACGAGAAGTCATTGACATAAAGGGTATCCAGATATACAATATGGGTATCCAATAAGGGAGGAGGGATGCATATCGCAAAGATGGGACGTCCGCCATCGGAAAACCCAAAAGACAGAGGGTACAGGCTCAGGGTTTCCGACGCGGATTTGAAAAAACTTGATTACTGCTGTGAGGTTTTAGGGCTTACCAAAGCAGAGGTAATCAGGCGAGGGATTGAAAAAGTGTATGATGAAGCCCGAAGCAAAGACATGTAACAGAAATGGCACCCGCCGTCCCAACAAGACAAAAGCGAGTGCCAAACGACAGCCGAAGCTGACAAAGACATTATATCAGCCTTCGGCAAGAAAAACAAGGAGGATGATAGAATGTCTCAAATCGAAAAACTATATGAGGCTTACTGCGCAGAGCAAAGCCACGCACCGATGCCACAAGAAACTATTCGTTTACATGAAGTCCTATCAAGTATGCTTCCTCATAAAGAATACCTGGAAGTAGAGGAACTTATTTCAGCCAGCCATAATGAGCGCGATAAAGAATACTTTTTTGCTGGATTTCGTGCAGCAATGAGATTATGGGCAGAGGCAATGAAATGAGAAAACTTGATCTTACAGGGCAGCGCTTCGGAAGGCTGGTAGTAATTAAAGAAGCAGGGCGCTCATCCGATGGGCGCGTAAGGTGGCTATGTAAATGCGATTGCGGAAATTATACGTCCACTCCAAGCACTAAGACACTGCGAAATGGAACCTGCAGGAGTTGCGGCTGCATTGAACGAGAGCGACCTAACAAACTAACACATGGGAAGTCAAACACAAAATTATTTCACGTTTGGAATGGCATGAAGCAAAGATGTTATAACCCCAACAACAAAAGTTATAAAACCTATGGAGGCAGGGGCATCAAAGTCTGCGACGAGTGGCGTGATAATTTTATGGCATTCCATGATTGGGCTATAGCCAATGGCTATGAGGAAGGACTTACAATAGATAGGATTGATAATGACGGAGATTATGAACCAAACAACTGTAGATGGATTACTTTGCAAGAAAATGTAAGTAAAATGAGAAAAGAACAATAATAGCAATGGCGCTAACAATGAACACTGGGAAAACCCAGTGTTTTTGTTATGGAAAATAAAGAAAGGAGGTGCAATATGGCTGCAGAGGTTTTCAGGATCGAGATCCCAATTAGTGTCGAGGATAAGACAGATCCTGGCGTTTCCCAGGCAACGCGGAAGATAAATGGATTTGATAAGGCCAACCAAAAGACACAGGAACGGCTTAACCAGATGAACCGAACAAAATATCAGGTCGTCCTTGATGCATTGGATCGGGCGTCCAGTGTTGTCGGAAAAGTTACATCAAAAGCACGCAGCATAGCGGGTAAGACGTTCAGTTTTACGATGAAAGTAATCGACATGGCAACCGCGCCACTGAGGGGGATATGGAATTTTGCTACCTCCATTCAGGGCGCAATACTCGGAGCAACCGGAGCGTTCGCGGGAATATACAAACCGATGGACATAGCTGGAGACTACGAACAAACCCAGATCGCGTTTGAGACCATGCTCAAGAGCGCTGAAAAGGCAGAGCAATTCCTGAAGGACGCGTCGGAATTTGCCAATAAGACGCCGTTCGAGTTCCCGGAACTGATAAACAGCAGTAAATTGCTCTTGGCGTTTGGTTTTGAGGCGGACAAAATCCTCGACTTAATGACCGTCATAGGAGACACATCAAGCGGTCTGGGAGCGGGAGCGGAAGGCATAGACAGAATAACTAGGGCTCTCGGCCAGATGCAGGCTAAAGGACGAGCGCAAGCAGAAGAGCTTCTGCAGCTTCAGGAGCTGGGCGTACCGGCCAACCAGATACTGCAGGAGGAGCTCGGCCTAACCGGTGAACAGGTAGCAAATATCGGTAAAGAGAGCATCGAGGCTGCAAAGGTAATCGACGCATTGTTACGAGGCATGGACAAACGATTTGGCGGCATGATGGCCAACCAATCAAAGACTGCCAAAGGGATGATCTCAACGCTAAAAGACACCCTCCAAAACTCACTTTTGAGACCATGGGGACAGGGGCTATGGGAAGGAGTAAAACCTGGACTTGAAAAGATAACAACATGGATAGACGAGAACCAAGAAACCATAACAGCCTGGGGCGAAGCCTGGAAAAAGGCCGGAGCAAACATATCCAAATGGGCCGTGTCAAAGGTTGAAGACCTTCAGGACCGCATACGAAGAATGACCAACTCTCAAGAGTGGAAAGATGCTCAGACATTCGGAGCCAAAATGAAGATAGCGTGGGACCGAGTCATAGCGCAGCCATTCAATGAATGGTGGAATTCAACCGGCAAGGTATGGATTGCCGACAAAGCAAGCAAGGTAGGCGAAGGAATAGGATCGGGCATGACAATGGGGCTTCTTGCGCTATTAGGCATTGATGTAAGCGCTACCACACAGGAGGGTAAAAGCGTTGGCGGCGCTTTTATTAAGGGATTCATGGAAGGATTTGACACCGAGAAAATAACAGAAGCGCTAAAGACCTGGGCTGATAAAAACAAAGAAATCGTTGTGGGACTTGGCATCCTTATCGGCGGGAAATTAGCGGCCGGCATTATAAGCGGGCTTGGTAAGCTTAAGGATGCAAAGGATCTATTTGGAGGAAAAGGCAGCAAAGATGGTCTGCCTCAAACTGCTCAGCCTTCTGCCTATTCCACGCAAACCATGCAAGTGACAGCCCAGGTGGTTCATGTTTATGGAAAATTCATGCAAGGTCCGACCGGAAGAACACCAACAGGAGGAAGCCATTCAGGACCAGGAGGAACAGTACCGCCAATAGTTCTGCCGCCAACGAGCACGCCTCCAAGTCTGCCCCCAGGAAAACCTCCAAGCTTACCACCCGCACCGACAACGGTAGCGCTCCCGGGAGGATCCGCAGCAGCTGGAGCAACCGGCAAGGTAATAAACACCGTGCAGCTTGCCAATGGTTCATATGTGGCTACAGGCGGAGCATTGACAACAGGCATGGTCGGCACAGGAGTAGCGCTCGGCAGTGGAGCAGCAACTGCAGGAGGAGCTGCAACGGCCGGGGCTTCAGGTATACTCGGGGGCATCCTTGGTGTTCTTGGATTGGGATCCGGTGTGGTAGATATTTACCAGGGCACAAAGAATACCGGCAAGAACGCGAAGGACGAATACTGGCAAGGCGGCACCAAGATAGGCATGGTCGGAGCAGGAGCGGCCACAGGGGCAGCGATAGGCTCTGTAGTACCGGTAATAGGAACAGGTGTCGGCGCGCTCGCGGGAGCCGGAATAGGAGGTGCGGCGGCACTATTCGGTGGAGATAAAGCGGGTAAAGCTCTATCAGACGCCACGGATAAAGGCGGAGGCCTGTCGAGGTTCTGGGAGAACACCAAGCAACGGGCAGGAGACACATGGGAATCCATCAAAACAGGAGCCTCGAACGCCGGAACATGGGTAGCTGACAAATGGGGAGAGACCGGAGACTGGATAAGCGACAAATGGAGCGGCTTCAGCGACTGGTTCGACACCTCGGTATGGACGCCGGTAAAGGACGTCGGAATTTCAGCAATCAACATCGCAGCCGGAGCGTGGAGCGAGGTAAGAGACTGGATCGGCGACAAGTGGTCGGATTTTTCCGGCTGGTTTGGCGAAACGGTCTGGACCCCGGTAAGCAACGCAGCACAAGTGGCAGGCCAATGGGTAAGCGACAGATGGAACGACGCCCGGACATGGGTAGGAGACCGCTGGTCGGATTTCTCCGGATGGTTCGAGGAAAGCATATGGGCACCGGTGAAGACCGGAGCACAGGCCGCGGGCGAATGGGTAAGTGAAAAATGGAGCGACGCCAAGACCTGGGTAAACGAAACCTGGGGAACCGTTTCTGACTGGTTCTCCGAAACGGTATGGGAACCGGTAAAAGGCGCAGCGGAAACAGCCGGAGAATGGCTGGGGACGCAATTTGACGCAGCCTGGACAGCCGTAAGCAACGCATGGGACGGAGTATCCGGCTGGTTTGAAGACAACGTATGGGGACCGATTAAAAGCGGAGCAACCGAAGCCTGGAACTGGGTAGGAGAAAAGCTCGGCGGCATCGGCGAATGGATGGGCGACAAATGGGTGAGTTTTAAAGACTGGCTCGGAGGGTTAGGACAAAAGGGATCCGCCAAGACGGGCCTAAAGACAAGTCAAGGCAAAGGCAGCGTAGCGGAACATGCATGGGGCGGCATAATGACCAAGCCGCACATGGGTATCGTGGCCGAGGCGGGGCCAGAAGCTATTATCCCATTGAGTCCAAGCAAGAGAAGCGGGGCATTGAGTTTGTGGCAACAAACAGGTCAGATGCTTGGAGTTACCCCTCACGCAGACGGCGGCATATTTGGGAAACTAAAAAGCGTTGGGAACGTGGTAAAGGAGTTTGCCGGAGACAAGATCTCAGCCATAGGTACCACCGCAAAAAAGGCGTGGGGCTCGATTAAAACTGTTTTTTCCACAGACAAGGCATCTGCTGCTGGTAATACCACTGAAAGCATCGCTATTGGTCTTGAATCTACAAGAAGAGGCCAGGAAAATACAGTTAAGTCAATTTACAAACCTTATCAGAAAAAGATTGCCTCGATTACATCGCCCGACTTTGGCGAATATGAAAAAGTGCGAGAAATAGCTCATATGGCCAAGAATTTAAATAGGAGATTTGGCAAAGCAACAAAAATTGCTTCCAGGGTGGCGATACCATTATCACTGATTGCATCTGTTACCGAAATCATAGGGTTAGAGGACAAAAAGCGAGCCATTGTAAAAGAACTCGGCTCCGTTTTAGGCGCAGTAGGAGTCAGCGCTCTGGTTGGGGCCGGAACCGGCGCACTTGTTGGAGCAGGCGTTCTTTCCCCGGTGACAGCACTGCTGGGATCCATAATTGGAGCAGGAGCTGGAGCATTTGGCGGCCAGGCTGTGGCGAATAAACTCTATGACCGTTTTACTTTCCATGCCGACGGCGGCATAATGACCAAGCCGCACATGGGTATCGTGGCCGAGGCTGGTGCCGAAAGCATCATCCCGCTGTCACCAAGCAAGAGGACCCGAGGCATTGACCTGTGGAGAGAGACAGGCGAGCTTCTGGGCGTGCGGCCATATGCAAACGGCGGTATTGTTGGCGGCATCAAGGCCGACGACAGCGACATACCAGTAGCTGCAGGAAGCAGCGGCGGAGGCGTCACCATCAAGGTGGAGGTTTCCGCGAACCCGGAGATCACAATAGGCACCAGCGACACCGGCGACGACGAGCGCATCCTCTCCGTGCTGAAGACTTATATCCGCAGCATGGCAGACGACATCGGAGACGAGCTCGCAGAGCGTCTCGCCCGGATATTCGCCAACATGCCAGTAAGAGCGTAAAGGAGGAGCACGATGGACATTTACATCACCGATATCAAGAGCGGAACCAGAGTGGCGCTGTCGATGCTCCCGCAATCCGTAAAGCTCAAGGCTTCCGGGAAGTTTCAGACATATGACATCATAAACGCCGGGGATATCAAAATCCCGAAAGGACAAAAGCTCACAGAGATAAGCTGGAGCAATGCGATACTCCCCGGCGCCAAACGGAAGAATGCGAGCTACATCAAGCGGCAGCATTGGAAAGCACCCAACGAAATTATAAGCACGTTCGAGAGCTGGAGGAAGAACGGAACGCGCCTGAAGCTGATGGTAACGGAAACGGTCATCAACCACGACGTATATCTGGACTCCTACTCCGCAGAGGCGGCAGGAGGCTCCGGAGACTACGAGTACAGCATCACATTTGTCGAGGCAAAGGACATGATGATCTATACCGTGAACGAGCTCGGGCTGCAGCCGAAATCCCCCACCAACAACAACGTGAGCAGCAACACCCGGCCAGCGGCACCGCAGCCAAGCACATACACCGTGAAGTCGGGAGACAGCCTGTGGGCGATCGCACAGAAATATCTGGGGAACGGAAGCAAGTACATGGAGATTTACAACGCGAACAAGGCCACCATAGGAAGCAACCCTTCTCTCATTCGCCCCGGCCAAGTTTTATCACTTCCGAGTTAGGAGGCGAGCAGGAATGATAGACATAGCAAAACTCAGATACCAGCTGCTGCTCGTTACCGAAGCCGGAAAAGAGATAGACATCACAGGAGCAACAGAGGACCTCGGATGGGAAGAAGGCGAAGCGGAGCTGGCGCTTCGGACTTCCTTCACCATAGCGAATGCCAAGTACAACGGGCAGCTTTTATCGAGCCTCGCAAAGCCCGGATGCCTTATCGCGGTAATTGCGGATTGGGGAACCGGAAAAGACGAAGTCGCACGCGGCACAATCGTCGAGTGGGACCCCCAATTCAGCAGCAGCGGGAACATCATAGCCATTACAGCATACGACGAACTGATCAATCTGCAGGCGAGCCAAGATAACCGGTACTATAGCGCAGGCACAGGAACCAAATCAGCAATAACCTCAATTTTCACCGACTGGGGAATCCCGATCGGCGAGTACAAAGGCCCGGATGTGGCGCACGCAAAGACGCTATTCAAGGCGGAGTACCTGAGCGACATTATTCTTCAGCTGCTCGATGATGCCAAGAAAAAAGGCGCAGCGGCATGCTTCGTCCGGAGCACCAAAGGCAAGGTCAACGTTCTGCCGGAAGGCAGCAACACGACCATATACCACTTTACAGAAGACAAAAACGTCGAGCTGGCAAGGGACCTGACAAGCATAACAAACCTCGTGACCAGAGTGAAGGTGGTCGGCAAGGAAGACAGCGAAGGCAAGCAGGCTGTAGAGGCCATCGTAGACGGCCAGACACAATACGGAATCAGACAGCAGATCTACGTCAGAGACGAGGACGACACGCTGGCTACGGCCAAAGCTGCAGCGCAGGACATCATCAACACCGACGGAAAGCCGGACCGCCTCATGAGCGTAAACGCGCCTGACGTTCCGATGATCCGCAAGGGAGACATGGTACATATTCAGGCCGGAACGCTGAACGGATACTACATCGTGAAGGCAATCCGACACAACGCAAGCAGCGGTACCATGTCAATGGACCTGAAGGAACCGGAAGCGGCAAAGACATCAACACCGGCGGCCAGCTCAACACAGACCGCACCTGCAGCAGACCTGAAGGTCGGCGACCTTGTCGAGATCATCAGCGCGGCAGATAACTACTACCCCGGAGGCGCCCGCATCCCGGACTGGGTAAAGTCGGACTACTATCACACCATAACCCAGACGACATCCGGAGGAAAAGAGGTCACAAAGGGCGGAGTGAAATGCATGCTACTCGGCAAGAAGCAGAAAAAGAGCGGCGGCAGCTCTGTGGCAGGCATCAACACATGGACCAACGTCGCTTATTTGAAAAAAGTATAAGGAGGACACGAAATGAGCGGAAACGGAAATCCCGGAGTGAGCAAGCTCGGACAGGTCCTCCAAGAGCGAATGAAGGCATGCGGCGCATCACCGCTGCTGCTTGACTTCGGCGCCATTCAGAGCGACATGAGCCTGCTCACGAACACATATCCAATACCAATCCCAAAAACGGATTATACCGTCTGCAGACAGCTCACGCTCGGGGCCGTAGGAGCCGTTCTGACGACGACAGCGACCGACGGCTTACATTCACACGGCCCCAGCGGAGAACACGCACAGGACAGCGGCACAGGCGCCCACAGCCACACAAATGAGGGGGCACATACCCATAACATACTCATACCGGAGAAGATGCGGAAGCTGAAACCGGGCGACCGCGTCCTCGTGGCATGGGTACAGAACGAAGCGGTAGTGGTTGACATCATTCTCCCTGCCGCGTCGATTTAAGGAGGGCTCGAAAATGGAACAGACAAAACAGCTTTTTCCCGTCTTCGATGTCCCGGACCTCGTAACCGATACCCCGGTAGAAGAACAAAAGTACAAAGGCAGCGTTTACTTTGATTTCAGCATTGGCGACTTTCGGAGAGACGGAGCCGGGAAGCTGGCCGTCGCGGAAGGACGCGAGGCATACGCGCAATGGTGCCTCAAAACCGTGATGACGGAGCGAATGGCGCATCTTGCATACAACAGCGACATCGGCACGGAAACGAGAGAAGCTATGGCACAGGCAGACGTCGAAGCCGTAAAGTCGGCCATGGAGCGCACCATCACGGAAGCACTCATGGTAAACAAAGCGACAGAGTACGTCCGGAACTTTGAATTCACACACACCCCGGCTGAGCTGAAGGTCGAATTCACGGTGAAGGGCAAAGACTGGGAGGAGATACGCCTCGCAGCCCACTACACAACGTAAGGAGGTGAGAACATGGCAAGACCGGATTTTGTACCACCGGCATGGACGGAGGGCCAAGACAGCGAAACAATCCACAAAAGGATGATGGATATGCTGCCGGACGACATCGACGACACACAGGGCGGTTTTCCTTGGGATTTCACCAAGCCGACCGCCAACGAGAAGGCAGAGCTGCTCGAATTTGAACTAATGGAAACCATCAAGCTCATGCACCCCATGTGGGCATACGGTGAATGGCTCGACCTCCATGCGGCAGAGGTGGGACTAACGCGCAAGGCGGCAAACCCTGCATCCGGATACGTAGAAGTAACAGGCACGCCCGGAACGACAATCCCCGCAGGCTTCATTTTTGCGGTACCGGCAACAGGAGGAACAGCAGCCATCGAGTACGCCGTCGTGAGCGACACGGACATAGACGTAGGCGGCACGGCCAGCGTGCTGGTGAAGGCCGTAGAACCCGGAACAAAAGGCAACGTGGCAGCAAACTCCATCGTGATTATGAAGACGCCAATGAAGGGCATAACCGGCATAACCAATCCGGACCCGATGACCGGAGGAACCGAGACAGAATCGGACGACGACCTGTGGCAGCGCATCGATGACGCGAACGCCGGAGCCGGTGAGTCATTCGTCGGAAACGACTCCGATTATAAGCGCTGGGCTGAAGAAGTCGACGGCGTCGGAACGGCACTCGTTATCCCAGAATGGCAAGGCCCCGGAACAGTGAAAATCATCCTGCTTGACGGAAACGGACAGGCGGCCAACCCGACGATCATCGCGGACGTTTACGATTACATCGTAAGCCCGGCGGATAGGTCAAAACGGAAGGCTCCGATCGGCGCCACGGTCACGGTAGATAAGCCGGACGAGCTGCTGATAGATTACAGCTTCACGCTCGAAGTCGAAGCAGGACACAACACTGCAGACATCGTAGACGCATTCAAGGCGGCGCTGCTGATTTATTACGCAGAGGCCAAGCAGGAGAACACCGTGCGCTATACCCGCGTGGCGGCTGTTCTCACGGGCATAGAAGGCGTCGTAGATTACAGCGGACTGACGATCAACGGCGGCACCGCGAACATTCCAATAGCTGACGACGAATACCCGGTAACAGGTACCGTCACGGCATCTTAAGGAGGTGAGCGGATGAGCGATATCAACGTCCCGACCACAGAAACCGGCAAGCGTATGCTTGCCAGCGTGTCCCCCATTTACGACCATTCATACGTCGCCAGATGGCTCTTTGAGGTCATGGGCATAGAGATGGAGGAGGCACGACAATACATCGAGGAACTCAGGCTGCAGGCCCACCCGAAGACAGCAACATGGGGCCTGTTCTACTGGGAAATGCGATACCACATACCAATACACGAAAGCCTGCCGATTGAAGACAGACGGCAGAAGGTCATGTCGAAGCGCTGGAAATACGCCCCGATGAACCCAGCAAGGATGGAGGAATACATCAACCGGGCAAGCGGGCGAACCGCCATCGTAACGGAGTACAACGACGAGTACCGCATCGAGATCACCATCAGCAGAGACGAAGGCGTGCTGGAATACGACAAGATCGTTGAGCTGGTGAGAACGGCGAAGCCTTCACACATTGCAATTCAGATCATCCTCGAGGCAAACTGCGGTATTAACGTGCACTCGCAGCCGGAGGCGTACCC